CCGACGCCATCGCCGTGCCGGCCATCATCTGCTGTTGCTCGGCCCGGGCCTGACGGATCGCCTCGATCTCCTGCCGCGACCGCATCAGCCGCGCCGGCACGCCCGAAGCCGAATGCAACAGCGCCACTACCGCGTCAGCATTTACAACGTCGGCCGCCCGCGGGTCAAGCTGGCTGATAAACGCCACGCCCTCCAGCCAGCGGATTGCCGCCATGGCCTCAGTCTGCATAGCCGAAGTGATTACTGGCGAAAGGTGCTGGATAACAAAAGCCTGCCCAGGTTCGGCTGGAGGAGCCGGCAAGCGCCCCTGACGAGTCAGCACCCCCATAACCCGCCAGATCAGTGGTTCCAGCAGGGAGTTCTGGAGGCGCAGCACCATCGGGCTAACGGCTCGGTTGCGCTCATCTTGGCTGACCATGATCTCGCCGACCGTGCGGGGCTGCTTGGAACCGGTCGGGTTCTGGTCCATGAACAGGTGGATGAAAAACGCCTCGCGGATACGCCGCTCCTTGTCGGCCAGCATGTCTACGCCAACCTCGATTCGGCTGGCCCCGGGCGGCAGAAGAGGCTCAAGTGCGTTTTCGCCATCCGTATAGGTGATGCCGGCCGGATAGAGGCGCAGCGGGGAAAGCAGCGCGCCATCCCGCACCATCCACGGCGGGTCCACGAGCTTCTCGGCCCCACGGGTGATGAGCTCAGACAGACTGTTCGCCTGGGCCACCTCGCCAAGCGCCGTCATGGCCGGCGAACGGCCCCACACGCTGTCCTCAACGCTATACCAAGGCACCAAAAAGATCGGCTGCTCCAAGAAGACGCTGACCTCGGCGTAGGTATCGGTCTCGGGGTGCAGCCAAATGCCAACCCACTCCGCGCCAGTGGCCAAATACTGCTCCGGCACGATATCCTTGATCTCCGGGTCGTCTGTGCGGATGCAGGCGAACAGCATCTCGACCGGGGTGTCCAGCTTGGGGTTCAGCTTGCCCGTCAGGGCCGGGAACTTCATGAGGGCCGCCCGGGCACGGAAAGTCTTGCGGATATAGACCGCGCAAGTCTCGCCTTCGGCATCCGCCTCGCCGGACACCTCCCAAACCGGGATGTGCTGGAACCGAACGCCCCGCCGGTTCTTACGGTCTTCCCAAACCGCGAGACACCCGGAACCATACGCCCCCAGGTCAAGGGCCATCTTGTGAAGCGCCGCAACGGCGGACTGCTTGCCAGTGAACAGAGTAGTCCGCGCCCGCTTGGCTACCAGATCACACCACTGCCGCAGGGCCATGTCCTGCCGCAGCAAGTCCTCATCCGCTTCGCCGTTGGCCCCCTCTGGCTTGATCCAAAACGACTGTGTGCCGACGGCCCCGGCCACAAATACGTTCGACAACAAGAAGGACGCGAACAGCTCTAGCGATCGAACAGCCGTGCTGTCCGCCAGCCGCCGCTCCCGCTCGTCTCCAGAACTCTGCTCTTCACGATAAGAAAGAGACGAGGGAAAACAGAAGCTTTGGATGGTCCGCCAGAGCCCTTCCCGCTCTTTGCGGACTGTCTCAGCCGCCGCAATACGCTCTCGAAGGGTTCTGGCCCCGGTCATCAGCCAAGCAAGCTCTGCTGATTAAGCATCGTCCGCTCATCGGTTAGCAAAGTAGCGGCACGACCCTGCTGGACTCGAATCTTTGCTTGCGTCGCCTCAAACGCCTTGCGTTCAAGTGTACTACCAATCCGCCCCGCACGGGACGCTTCATAATCCTCGTCGGTCCAGGACGTTCCCCGCTTGCCATATAAAACCTCCCGAGCAAGCTGCTCCTTTTTTTCGCGGCTAGGACTCCAGAGACGGTAGAATGCCATCTGATCTTCCCTCGCTACCCGAGCAAGCTCTGCTGATTAAGCAGCGTCCGCTCATCGGTAAGCAAAGTAGCGGCACGACCCTGCTGGACTCGCATCTTCGCCTGCATCTCCTTGAACGCCTTGCGCTCCGCCTCCTCGCGCTCCTTCCTGGCCCGCTCCTCCGCCTCGCGCTGAATAGCAGAGTAATCCGGCATCTTCGGCCCCTTAAAGAACCCCATTAGCCTCTCTCCATCTGATAAAGGGAGTTGGCTTCCCGCATAACGGCTTCCATCCTTCGAGCCTCTTCGGGCGTAAAAGCCCCCCTAACCTTATGCCGTTTTGGCTTCGAGTGCAAGGCCCACCAACGCGCCTGCTCGATAGGCGACCTGGCCGTCAGCGGAACAAACTCCTCCGCCGCCGGGTCATCCCGAGGATCAAGCGGGGCGGCACGAAAAATCATCGCCTGAACCACCCCTTTACGGTGGCAATAGCCTTCCTAACCCACTGCCGCACGCGCTCAAAAGCCCCGCGGATGGCACGAAACACTGCGCGCATGTCACACCACCTCCTCATCAGCGGCCCGCTTCTTCCTGGTTGGCTTAAGCTTCGCCTCAAGCTCGGCCACCACCCCCTCCTGATAAGCTACCAGAGCAGCCCGGGGGAAGTCACCAATCCTCTCAATCCGAAACTCCTGCGAGCCCCGGGCCGCCCATTCACGAAGAAGGGCCAGCTTCTCCCGGGCCTGAGAAAGCTCGATAGAAGTCGTTTGGTCGGACATACTTTTTGTCTCCTTTCAGCAAGGTGTGGCAAGCCGGCAACAGCAGCGGGTTCGCCACAAACAGAGAAGTCATAGCACACGCCGCCACCGTGCACATCTCCTCCTCGGAAAAATGCCGGTCTTGCTGCCCGGTCTCATAAAGATAGGCATGCAGGGCCTCGTGCAGGAGGGTGTCCACAAACCGGTGCGGGGCCAAGTCCGGGGCGATTGTAATAATCTGAGTCTTGGGGTCGGTTTCCCCAAAAGCCCCGTCGGGCAAGGTGGCCATCACAACCGAATAAACAGTTGTACTGATCATGAGCAAAGGCATTCTAAGTCTCCGCCGTGGTTTGGGAGTTGTAGCGGCTGCCGAAAGACCATTTCGGCATACCTATGGCTCCGGTAGCCAGAGCATCGGCAACATGCGATGCCATGTCGTGCACGGGCTCTTCTTTTAACACGCCAGTCTTTTCGTCCCGCTCCCGCCGGTAAGTTGCGAGTAAGTCCAGCCCGTCCATACACGCGCGTGAGAACACCGCATGCTTGAGAAGCCGCCTAGTAGCCGTGATCTGCTCGATCTTGGGCGCTTTGCGCACGGGGGTCCCTATAAGCCCCGCCTCACTGAACTGGCTGATCCGGCTCTTGCCGGAACCCAGCTCATGCTGGGCCACGTCGTGCGGCATGTAGTTGACGCCCAGCCGCCAAACCTGGCCGTCTGTGACGGCGTATTCCCGAACGCGCTGCACGATCGTCGGGATGGCGGCCCCAATGAACTGGAGGTAGCCGATAAAGATCGGGGTACCGGCAACCCGCTGGAAGAACCAGACCACGGTCATATCGTTCCACCCCAGGTCCCAACAGGTGTTTACCTGCAGGTTTGGATTATACCGCACATCCGTGATCCGCCCCGAGGCCCGGAGCTCCTCCAACTCAAGCCGATAGATCGCCCCCTCGACACCTGCCTCGAAGTCGCACTCGTATTCCTGGGCAAACTCGGTTGGGCTCAAGTCGGCCTGGAGGTTGGCGATCTCTTCCGGGGTCACCATGCCCGTCTGGTGCACCGTGTACAGGCTGGCCGACCAATTGTCGCTGGTATTGGTCACAACCGAACCATCGTGCCGCCGCCACGTCACCGCCTCCCCGGCCTGCCAGCGGGCCGCCCGGTCATACATCCGGTAGAGATGGTTCCGGCCCAGCGGGGTGCCGATGAACGTTGCCCACTGGTTCGGGTAGCCTCGATGGTCAAACCCCTGCCGGCTTTTGTCCGACAGCATCGGCCGGACCTGTTGGGTCCAGACGTGCTCGGGAATGTGCTGCCACTCGTCGATCACCACCCCGTCTAGATAGCCGCCGCGAAGGCGCTGCTTCGGGCTGTCCACGCCGTACAGCCGGATGCGGCTGACGCCGCCCCGGACGGTCGGAATGTACACCGCCAGCCGGCTGTCTTTGATCGTGGTTCCGGGGATTTGCAAGGCGCGCTCGCGAAGCTCGGCCCAAGCGATGTCCTCAACCTGCGAATAGGTCGGGCCGAGATAGGCGTACCGGCCGTTGGGGAACGGGCAGTTTACCGCCCGGTCCAGCAGCTTCATAATTTGGCTAAAACTTTTGCCCGAACGACGATGCCAGACATCGACCGAAAAACGGGTCTTGCGCTCTATGGTTTCAAGCTGATGCGGGGCAGGCCGCATGTCAAAATAGGCCCAGGCATCGCGGGGGGTAACGGGCCGAAACTCCGGCCGCTTGTCTTCTTCCCGCGTCACCTTGGGGGCGGCGATCTTAATCAGCCGATTTGCCTGGGCCAGGATTGTCACGGGTCACTCAGCCCCGAGGCTGGCGCTCCCAGACGGCGAACGCGGCGGGTCGAGCCTCGAATAGCCGCCGTAGGAGCGACCCGCGTCCTTACGCGCCCGCTCAAGTTCGCCCTGGAGCAGGCAAATCTTGACGATCAAGCCGAGGATGATGAGCAGCAGGATTGACTCATACATGAGAGGGTTCCTTTCGATCCAGCAGCCGACCATACCTCAGCCGGCCGGCTTGGCGCAACGCCATGGGCAAACAGGCCCGGCAGTGAGACGGAAGCGGGCTGTATCGGCGCAGCGGGGTGATCTCCTCCCAGTGGCGTCCGCAAGCACAGCACGTCATGCGCCACACCAGCCGAGGCCCGTCTGGAGTATCGACCACTCGCTGCAACACCCCAGCCGCCGGGCCATACGGGGCCGGACGGTAGTACCGGGTTCCCGGGGGCGGGGGTTCGGTGAAGTCAATAAGGTGGCGGGCGGCGGTCATAGGTCATCGTCTGGCGGCAACCACAAAATCGCCAAGACCGATAGCTCTTTCAGTTCATACTCTCGGCCGCCACGGCAATCGCGGGCAGGGCCATGACGGCCCAAGCCACGTGCGCCTTTCGCGCGCAGCCACTTGGCCACCTCAGACCGTTTCTCCGCGAACAGAACTTCCGGAGGCGGCTCTTCTGCCTTCAAGTGGAAAACCGAACCTACCCATACCCGCCGGGATAGCAGCTTTGGGTCTATATCGACCGGTGGAACGTCCACGTCGTTATTGATCGCTGTGAGCAGCGTCTGCAGGTCCTTGTATCGGTAGTCTCTGGGCATTGGGGTCCTCCTTGGTTCACACGCCACCGATCGGGGCCATGAAGCACCAGATCGTGTACAGGCCACAGACGTGGTAGCGCCCGTCAGGGCTCTCCATGCGCTGGTTGTACGGGATGATGTACCGGGTGTTCAACTGGAGCTTCGGGTGCTCACTGCGGTCGCGCAGGATCACCTCATAGCCCTCAGGAATGGCCCTGACCCGGTTGGACGGGATTGGGGCGCACCAGCCGTGGGTGCAGCAGCATTGCCGGTTGTAGGCGAACCCAGGCTGGTTGCATGACCCAAACTCCTGGTCCACCTCGCCCACCCGGGGCTCAGCATCATCCCGGATGGTCACAGAGCCCTCTTCATCGCCAAGGGCGGGGCTGGAGATCAACAGACCGGCGACCAGAGCGGTCAGAAAGAAGCGCAACATCGGGGCCTCCATGGTTGTTGCAGGTTTCGCTCTATAGAATACCTAAGGTCCGCGCCGCGGCGCGATCTCAATGAGCCTCATGAGTCTCATGGAGTTAACATGAGCTATGGATTTTGCTCCTGACAAGATACCGGCAATATGTCCAAGACAGGGCCGGCCCCTTAGGGCCGGTCCCTGGCTTGGACAGCCGGAGTGTCTTGGCAGAGGTGAACCGGACATGAGCAAGGGGAAGATCATGAGCACTCATGCACATCTATAGCGGCGCGGACCTTAGCATGTGAGAAAGGGGGTTGTCAAGAGGTGTTTTGCATGTCAGGCGCACCTCTGTCAGGACCCTCCGTTGGTGTTCGGATCGAGGGGTCCGGCCCTAACGGGCCGGCCCCTTCCGATCCGCACCAACGGTATCCTGCCAGGAGCATCATCCACGTTGTGAAGGCT